TCTCCATTCTTTTTATCTATATAATGATTAGATACACTCTTACCATCTCTAATAGCTTCTAAACATCCAGGTCTGAGGATACTAATTAATGCAGAAAGCTGTTCTACATTTTCAGGTTTTAGTTTTTTAGCCATAGACTTACCAAGTCTAGACTCTAACTGAAAACAGCCTTTGGTATTACCTTCAGAAAGTAAATCCCATGTTCTACTACAATTAAAATTGATCTCATCATGAATAGGATCAAAATCTATTCTTAAAGGTTTTTTATTAAGTACTCTAAAAGAACATCCACAGTCAGCAAATTTATACTTTTCCATTATTTAAAAGAATCCTTGAACTTTATATTAGCTGCCAATTTTCTATGTAATCTCATGAAGCGAATCATAATCTCTGCACTATCACGAATATCTTTAAGTGCATCATGAGCACCTTCTTTTGATATCCCAAAGTAATCTCGTAAAGAATCTAGTGTATAGCTTTTTAAATCACGATTGTGTTCAAACCAATAAAACACTATATTCATAATATCTACAACATCACGCGGGAAAAATATATCTGTTTTCTTTTCTTTGGTCACGTTACCATATTTATTACTAAGTCTATCTATAATAGGTAAATCGAACCTATAGATATTATAGCCAGCAGCAATAGGTGCAGAAAATTTGCTTTTCTTAGTTGATCGCGTATGGTATTTATCTAAATAATCAGTAAACATTTTCCAAGAATGTTCTTGAGAAGGGTATGATCTCCACTTGTCCATAATTTCTGCTTTAGAACAACCAGCTACTTTTGCATGAAAGTCTACTACATCTGTTGTATATTCATAGTCTGGATCTTTAGCAATAGGTTCTGGTTTAAAATGTACATTAAATTCAGAATTTGGTACTATTTCTAAATTTATAGGATCTACCATAACAGCAGCTAATTGTACGGGACTGCACTGATCTGGATTAACCCCGTCTGTTTCAAAATCGAATACACAAATTTTATTATAATTAATCATTTTCTACCACTTCTACTTCGTGTATAGGTACTACAAAACCTTTAACGGCAGCATCGGCTGTCAACTTACAATTATGAACCTTGCAACATGTAACTCTAATATCATTAATTTTTACATATTCTTGGTTTTCATGAATAAATACTGTACCGACAGAAATATCTTTAAATTTTTCTTTCATAATTAAACAGTCTCCTCTTTGAGTAAATCTTGTATTGTCATGATTTTATCAAGCATAGCTACGCCTAATATATCAAATTTAATAATACCAATAGACTCCAAGTCTTGCATTTCCATACCAGCAATCATCTGTTTATTTTTCGAGTCATAAACCATAGGGCAAACATCACTTAAAGCCTCAGAACTAATAGCAATACCAGCAGCATGTTTAGACTGATTAGACTTGACACCCTCTAATCTTATAGCCTGTTCAAAGCGTTTGGCAAGTGGTCCTTGCAATTCGCCTTTATCGTCTACAAAACACCATTGTTTAAGTTTGTCTCCACTGTTTTCTAATGTCCATCTTATAATAGATGCTTCGCCAGTGCCTTCTTTCATTTCCTGTAATTGATCAGCAATTTTTGCTTCGTCAGGAATGTTTTTAGTAATCTCATTCATCTCTGCAAAAGATACGTTTCCGTAAACTCTCAATACATCTTTCAAAGCACCTCTACCTTTAATAGTATTAAACGTAATCATTTGCGAAACTTTATTTTCTCCATACTTATCTTTGATATACTGAATGATTTTTTCTCTTTTATTAATCGGAACATCAACATCAATATCGGGCATAGATATATGTTCCGCAGTATTACGTCCAGCATTATAAAATCTATCGAACATAAGGTTATATTTGATCGGATCGATATCTGTAATACCAATTAAATAAGACACTAGACAACCAGCAGCACTACCTCTTCCCGGTCCCGGCAACCAACTATTATCCCTAATGTGATTAACTATATCTTGGACAATTAAAAAGTAGCTAGACAGGTCAGCACCTTGTAGAACATCTAGTTCGTATTTAATTCTTTCTATATAGATATGATGATCTGACTCTGGAATTTCTGTTGCTATCTTTTCTCTCCATCCCTCCCTACATAGTTGCCTAAGATATTCTGCATCGGTGTATCCGTCTGGACATGCAAAAGGTGGTAAGTTAGGCTTGCTTAGAATATCATATTCTTCACACATAGAATCTACTAAGTTTGTATTCTCTATTTCTTCTTCAGTATGTAATTCTCTAATTTCTTCTTGAGATAAAATATGATAATTATCAGATGTGAAAAAACAACCCATAGGCACTTCTTCATCTAAACTAAGTTTACGATTAATCTCGGTAAATGTAGTTTTTAAATTATTACATAGAAGTATCCTTTGATCTACCGCATCACTTTTTTTGCAGTAGTGTGCGTCAGGAGTACATATAACTTTTGTATTTGTTATTTTAGATAATTTTCTGATACAGTCTGTCAGAGGTATTTGAGGTTCGTTATTGTCTCTATCCATCAATTGTGCTTCTAAGAAAAAGTTTTCTTCACCAAAAATATCTTTAAATTGACTTATATAACTTTTACCTACCTCTTCCCAATCAGAAACTATCACACCATCTGGCATAAGTTTATTGGCGAGAGTTGATCCTAAATGACCGCAAATACCGATCATGTTACCATCCATGATTTCACCCAATCTTTTAAGATCTAGTCTGGGCTTAAAGTAATAATGCTCTGGACGATTTGATTCCGATACTATACGTATAAGATTTTTCCAGCCATCATAGTTTTTAGCTAATACTAAAAAATGACTTAATTTCCTATTTTCTTTATCTTTTACTGTAGCATCATCATCGCATATGTATAACTCACAACCCAGAATAGGTTTGATACCTCTTTTCTTCATAGCGGAGTAAAACTTAATTGCTCCAGCTATATTTCCGTGATCTGTTAAGGCACAAGATTTAACACCTATTTCTTCACAGCGATCAGCAATTTGTTCTGGCTTAGATAAACCATCCAATAAGCTGTACATACTATGTACATGCAAAGGTATATATTTTTTCATTTTTCTATCCCAAAGTTATTCTGCACTTCCTGGTGCTTTGTAATGTCCTATATTATAACCTTCAGCTTGATACTCGTCAATTACATTGTCCATACCTTTAATGGTTACATCATGTTTTATTTGTTCGCACTTAGTCATTGTGTCTCCCATATTCATTAACTGTCCCTCTCTATATTCAACTATTGGAAGATATGGACTATCTTCAAAGGTACTTTTGCCAAAATGACAAAGTTTAGTGCATTTCCAACTTTTATTCAATGGAGGATTTTTAGTATCTCTGATGGCTTCAAATTTTCTTTTAAGCATCATTTCTACTTGATAAAGATTATCTTTACTAAAACAAACAGAAAACATACCACCATCATTTATAAAGTCAATAGATACCATAATATTTTCAATATCGGGATATAGATGATGTACTGCGTAATAATATAACATTAATTGAGGATCATCATGTAATTTTTTAAGAGTCTTTTCCTGACCTGTAGCCCAATCTAATCGTCTACCTGTTTTCCAATCAATAACTTCATAAGTATTATCATTGACTTTAGTAATTAAATCTATTGTTCCCTTAATAGATAGTTGTCCTTCTAAGTGTCCTTCTTTAGTATCATAGCTATACTTAGCCCATTCCTTATCTATTGTTATATCAAAGTGTTGTTCAGGTTCAACTATTTCTCTATTTCGAGGATCAAACATACCATCACCATATTCGATAGCTTTGTAGACCCACTTATGACAATCTTTATAGTCTCTATCTGTCCACTTATGGTGTGTGAACTGAGATGTATAATAATGATATACTTGCTCTGTCATATGATCTAAATTATAATTTGTAATATCTACTGGACCTATAATATCATCTTCAAAATATCTATTATTATTTTGTATATTTAATTTAACAAAAGCTAAGATTTCTAGAACTTTATGAACAATGGTACCCTTATCTGCTTTTTTATTAGATGGAGACCTATGACCTAGATTATATTCTATAAAGTATTGCATAGGACACATGGAATGTGTACCATACGAACTACTTCTAATGTATGTTACTATAATGGTAAAATTCCTTTGTCTATTAGAAAGTCATGAATAATTTCGTTTTGCTTTCCAATAGTTAATTCTCCATTATCAATAACCAAATCAAAGTTTTCGGCGTTGTAATTATTAGCATCTAACGACTCTTCACTAGCGTGTGTTGAGTTGTAAGGGTTTCTATTAAGTTTTATAACTAGACCCCCAGCATTTTTAATAGCATCAACCTCGTTAGGAAATCGGCAATCTGCAATAATAGATAAGTCTGGTTTCTCATGTGTAATTTTTTTTATTGTCGCACTAGCCCAAACATTATGCTGTATTTTTCTAAATACGTCTGTTCCAACATATTGCATGACTTCTCTAGCAGTCATCTGTTTGTCTGTATCGGGCCAATAACAATCTACTAATTCATTTTTAGCTTCGTCTGATCCATAACATTGATGATATGTTAAACCAAATACGTTCATACATACATCTCTTTTAAGAGGATCAGCAAAGTTGTAAATTTTACCTACTCCTAATCCACGGTTTTCAAAAACATTTTTTACAAATTCAGCAGATGTAGTCTTACCAGATTGTTTTCTACCAGCAAATGCTATAATCATAGTACACCTCTTATATAGTCTTTTATCTCTGTGTTGATTTCTTCTGAAGTCATATCAGCAATATCTGCTTTTGTAATGGATGGAGTAAATACTCTATATGTGTTTTGACACTTTTCTTTTATTTGATCAGCTGCTTTCCTACCAGCTTCATCATTATCAGTTAAAACTATAATAGTCATTGCTCCGGATGAGTCTAGGATAATTTTTTGACGATCACTTAATGCTGCACCAAAAATACCTAAACTATTATGTATATTATTTTCTTCAAGTTTCCAAACATTACCGGGACTTTCTACCAATATAGCTACACCTGTATCTTTTATGTGTTTTTTAGCAAACCAAAAATTGTATAAAGAATTTTGACTTTTAAAATTAGCACTATGTTTCCATTTAGAGTACAAATATTTTTGATGATCTTTAGGACAATCATTATCGGGATTGTGAAAACAGCCACATTTTTCGCATTTCTCAAAAATACTTCTACCTGAACAGCCTATCATATAGGTATAATCAGGATCGTAAATTGGTGCTACAACTCTATTATACATTTCTCTATTAGGATTGTCGCATAATCCAATATCATATCTGTCTAATATTGCTGGAGTAAAATTTCTATTTACATAATACTGTGCTGGAATTTTTAGTAATCCTCTGATACGATTTCTAGTTAGGCAGTTAGTTGTGTCTACTTTTACATTATTTTTTATATGATTAACAGCGTTTGTAAATCTATTTTTATTCCTAGTCTCTGTAGATACTTTAATATCCTTTAAGTCCTTCTTCAAAAAAGAAGTAATAAATTCTATAGTTTGTTTAAAAGTTACAGTCTTATCACCCTCTTCGCTCCACTGGTGTTTTCTATTGGATAATAAGCCTCTAACAAAACCTATAATAGATCCCTTAAAACACTTTTCGCATCCGTGTGTTCTACATTTCCAATTACCTCTATATGTATCTCCCTCAACATATAAGTTTAACGCACTCTCATTATCGCCCTCATGTATAGGACATGCCATACTAATCATTTTACCATGATCTTTATAGTCCAATTCAAAATGTTCTAACAGATCTTCTATGTTATCACAAAGTTCATCGCACAAAATTTTTAATTTTGCTTGATCATTCAAAGGGGATTTCTTGGTCATCAGCATTATCGTCCTCTACTATAAAACCATCACTACTACTCTTATTATTATTCATTACTTCTAATTTAGTTTGACCTTCAGTAATCTTGGCACACCAGCCTTTCATATTACAATTAATATAATCGTTATCATCAAGACCACCACCATGTCTACTAATTAAAGGTACTAATTTTCTATTTCCATTTTCAGCACCATCTTCAGCAATCTCTTCAGACGTTTTGCGTTTAAATATACTAAAATTACTACAAAGCCAAACTATTCTATCTGAACCAGAAGCGGTGTCTGTACTTTCTTTTGTAATACCATCTCTATTTAATTGTATAAAAGCAACTATAGGTACTTTGTATCTTGTGGCAAAATTATGTAGGGCTGTCATCATAAAGCCAAGAACTTGATATTCTTTCATGTCCTGACTCATTCCAGCACTATCCATCAATTTTAAATAGTCATAAAATATAACACAATCTTTAGCAGTACCATCTTCATTTAATCCTACTTCTTTTATAAGCCATCTTCTCATAATAGATAGTTGATCTTCAAACGGTTTACCGGCTATAGACTTATAAAATAATTTAGTATTTTTTAGATCTTTGACAGCTTCTTTTACCTTCATATCTTTATTGGGTACTTGTGCAAATCTGCCTGTTTCAATATCATTAATCTCAATCTCTGTCATCATTGCCATAACTCTATTTAAATGATCTTCTTTGGTCATTTCTGTATCCATATTCAATACAGGAATTTGTAACTTATTAGCAATATGAAAGCCCATATTATCAGACAATAATGTTTTACCAGTTTTAGGTCTAGCAGCAATTACATTAACTGTGCTGCGTCTTAGTCCTCCACCAATAGCTTGATCATATACTGGAAAACCTGTAGGAATACCTACTTGATCTACTTTATTATCTATTAGTCCTTGCACATATTCATCTAAATCATCACTAATAGCCACAGGGTTATTATCAACATCATTAAGCATATTAGTAAAATCAAAAACAGTATCTTCTGCTATACCTAAGATACTACCGATAGACTCTGTGCCTGTAACATCTAAAATCTTATCTTGTGCTTTATCTAGCTGCTTTCTTAATAATCTTGCTATCTCTAGTTTACGAATTTTGGCAGCAAACTTTCGGACATTACCTAAATTTACAGGAAAGTCTAAAACAGCTTTAAGATGTTGCACCTCTTCTTTTTTACTAAATACATTAGAAAGACCCAATTCCTCAGCTGTAGAAAAGATTAATGCTACATCTACAGAAACCTTATGGTCTCTTTCAAAGATTGTCTTTAAGCACTGGAAGATAATCTTGTTGCTATCAACAGTAAAAGAAGTATCCTGCACTATATCTGCAATATCAAGATACGCATCATCTCCATACTGGCATACTCCAGCAAGTACTGCTCTTTCTGCTGCTGTATCCGAAAGCACCATTATCCAGCACTCCTTGAACAACCATTACATTTGTATCTATCTGGGGTATCTGTTAAAATAGCAGGATTAACTTCTTCTGTTTTATTACAAACCCTACATGTTACTTTTACAGTTTTAAATTTTCTAGTTCTTGGAGTAGGACCATATTTATTTAATTTTTTATCAATCTCAATGTCTGCCCTATGCAAATTTTTTTCTGCCATGCTATCAAATTTGTTTTCAATAAATTGTGGTCTTCTACTACCTCTGGTTCTAATAGGACCTTCAGGTTCGGCTTCTTTTGTAGGCTCAGGTGAACTATCAGATTCTTCTGGCAGCATACCTTTTAACATAGCAATCATTTGCTTGATCTGATTCTCTGAAAGATTATCACCCATTTTTCACCATCCCTTTTGCTCTTTGTATTGAAATTAGAATATCTGAAAGATTTTTTAATGAACTTGATAAGTAGGTTAATCGATCCATACGTTGTTTAGCGAATGTAACAATTTTATTTAATTGATTTGCTTTATCATTATGTTTTATTGCTTGAGAAGACTTTTCTATATATCCATAGCCTTTGTAATTATTAATTTCGTCAGCTATTACTATTTTAATTTCATTCTCAGCCCAATTCATACGAGCCTGTTCACGATTTAAAGTTCTTTGTACATGGAATCCATACTGTCCAATTCTAAAAGCAATTTCTGCACATTGTACTATATCTAATTTTTCAAGTACATTCCTATTCATTGTTAGGTATTCTTGTAGTTCTTTCTCTGGTAAACTATCACTAGAATAATTAGGAAGACCGATACCCTTTTCGTAATCGTCTAAAACATTATCCCAAAATTCGACCTGCTCTTTAGAGGTCTTTGTTGTATTCGTCATTTAAGATTCTCCGCTTCCACTGTTCAATATCTTCATTATACGGTAACTCAATATATTCAATATCATTTAATTCACACCATTCTTGTTTTTCTCTATCTCGTTGTTTGTGTTTTGCAAATCCCATCATGGTTTGATGGAAGTGAGGAATAAATTTGTAATGTTGTTCACCATGTACTTCTATACATTTGTTATTTAGTGGTAAGAAAAAATCTAAATAAACTGTATGTCCTTTTTTTAAAGGTATAGTAATTTCTTCACAAACTTGTAGAGTAGGAAAACACTCTTTAATTAGTTGTCTTGCTGCGATGTGGTATTTAGATCTAGTATTTCTACCAGAGGCACGAGTAATACCTCTAGATAAATTTAACTTTACAATACTTCCATCTAGGTCAACAACAGTCCTACTCATACTGTTAATCCCATCATTTCCTTTAACTCTTTGTGTAATTGATCTGCAACTTTAGGATTAGCCGTTAAGTAATCTCTAACTTTTGCTGCTCCCTGAAACTTAGGTGTATCTTTAACAGATATTAATGTATACCAAGCACCACCCTTTTTAATAATTCCTAAGTCTGCACACAATTCTGTTAATTCATGCACACCATCTATACCATGTCCATAACGTAAGTAGCTAACACTTTTACCTCCCGGTGGACCAAGAGCAGAAGTTACTACCTTCCATGTAACCTTTTGACCAATTTGTGGTCCTGTAGCTGGCTCGTTCCATGCTTCTACTTGTTCAGCCCATAGCTTTACATCGGTTTGATAAGCTACTGCTTGACCGGATTTTTCTTTAAATGCTTTACCGTATCCTGTAGGATTACCCATTAAGTGTGTAATACCAATGACAATATTTTTATTAACAGGAATAACATTTGCTACTTTACGACAGAACTTAGCTAATAATTTAGCTCCATCTGCACGCTGCATTTTATCCATACTAGATGTAATTTCAGCTTCTGTACACAGAGCAGAATACGAGTCTATAATAATAATAGATCCTGGAATTTCATTTATAATACGTTCTGCAATTGCTAAGTATTCTTCTCCATGCAAAATCTTACCCTGTTGAGAACCTATGATTTCAAAACGATCTAAATCTAAACCTGCTATTCCTTGTAAATCTCTCTTCTTTAACCTGCCTTCAATATTCAAATAAAATGCTTGTCTAGGTTTTGCCAAGCTACCTTGATACTTTTTATCTAATGCTGTTGCAGTAAAATCCAGTGAAGATGTTGTTTTACCACACTTAGGTTGACCAGTGAAGATAACAAAACTACCTTCTGGTATACCACCACCTAAACCAAGGTCTAATGCTGGACTTACCGGAATAATAATTTGGTCTTTATCTACAATAGAATTGCCTGATAAAACTACTTCATCACCAAACTGTTTTTTAATATCTTCTTTAAGTGCCATTATCTAAATCCTCTAGCTTTGAAATTATACCTTTTTTTGTTTTTGATTTACTATATTTAACTTCTGATTTTCTTTCAACTTCTTTAGTAAAAGATTTGTTTTCAGCGTCCAGTTTCTTTTGTTCCTGTTCTATCATATCAGGAAGATGGGGTGCTCGCAACGAGTAAATCTTCTTACCTTTTGCTGTTAATAGTGCTTTTACTATTGCCTTATCAGAGTATGTCTTAAGAAGTTTATGAGCAGAACCTATTTGGTTTTTAAAGTATTTTTCCCATTCTTTAGATAGCCAAAATCTATAATGCAAATCCTTCTTATCTTTTTGTGCTTTTCTTTCACAAACAAGTTCTGTTATATACTGAGCAGGGGAAACCGATTTGCCATTAGAATATTTAGAAATGTAGCTATTCTTTTTTTTCGTCATCTTTAGTAATGCTAATTTTTGCCGCGCAATCTCCTAGTCCTTCATCAAATTTATTTACAAATTCATTAACCTTCAATGTATAATCTACCCCAGAAGCAACAGGTATATGATATGCATTATCAACAACCTGAACGATTTCTTTAAAGTTACAGTTTTCATCTAAAGCTGTCATTTCTATTTTTAAAGAAACATAGACTTCTCTATCGTAATCAGTAATATGTCTTGGTTCTATAGGATGATCCCCAAGAATATTTGTATCATACATATATTTATCAGGATCTGCTTGAACATCCTGTTTAGTTTTTTCTAATTCTTTTTCTACTTTTGCATTTATAGATTCCAGAACCTTGTATTCGTCTGGAGTTAATTCTATATTATCAAATGGATCATTAACCATATGGCTTAAAAATATTAGGGTTATCTGGAGAAGGTTGATCTCTGTGTTGCTTGGCTATAGCATCTGCTTGTTCAGAAGCAGCTTTGGTCATAACGGCAACTTTACGCGATCCTGAATTACTTTCTGTAATCATTAAATTAGTTGATTTTGGATCTTTAGAAACCACAGCAGACTTTGTCTTAATACCAGTGTCGTCTTTTGCTTTTGTTCCTTTAACTGCATTTTTAATTTGAGCATCGGTTAATTCTAGTTCGTTAGCAATTTTACTAACAGCCCAACCTTGACTATGTAACCACATAGCAGCATATTTTTGTGTCCTATTAATTCTACCCATTATTCGATCTCTCTTTCTGCATTATGAAACCATCCTAGATTTTTTGTACTTAAAAATTGAATATACCAATTAAATGCCTTTTCATTAACTGTCCTAAATTTATCATTAGACCTGCATATCCTATCTAAAAAATCATTTGTCTTTTCTTCACCATAGATAGACATAGGATTATACAGCTTACCGTCAGGAGATGTTTTTATCATATGTTTGTATGTTCCATCTTTTTTCTGAAGTAATTTTGCATACACTTCATCGTCTTCTACAGATTTAATTGGTTTATCCTCTACCAAATCATCTTCTTGACCAGACAAAGTGTAGAAGACAGCTGTTAAATCTTCATCACTAATATTAGCTTCTCGCTTATATATATTATCTTGTTGTTGATAAAATGCCATGTTATCTCCATTTAGGTTTGTATTTGGGTTTTGCTATTCTTGACATACCCTTTGGTAATTCTTTAGTTAATTCATCCTTTACTTTATCATCCTGATATTGGGTATGTTTACGGTCTAAAGCTGTTTTTTGATCTGCTGTTAGTCTATCTCGATTTCTATTTGCTAAATCACCAACAGTACGAAGTTCCGAATCAGATTTTACTACAGAACTGCTCAGTGTTAACATATCGTTATAGTCTCTACCACAAATCTCATCACAAGATGGACATTTTTGTTTTTCCTTGTAACTGCTAATACTGGCACTTAGATCAAAAGATCCGTTGCAGGTTTGGCAGAAATATGTATACGTTGGCATTATGTTATAAAATCTTTAACGTAAAGTTCCCATTCGGTTGGAATATCTCTTCTTATAGTAAGCAATTGATGGTTAACATGCAAGTACTTTTTACTTTTCCTGGGAATATAAGGCTGATTTTTAAGTTTCATTCCAGCTTGTTTGATGGTCTTATTGCCTTTTTTAGCATTACACTTATAACATGCTGTTACTATATTAGTCCAACTTGTAGCAGATTTTCTAGAGAATGGCCATTTAGATTTTGGTATTACATGGTCATAAGTTAATTGAGTCATAGGAGGTTTAGCCCCACAATATTGACAGGAATAATCATCTCTAATAAAAAGATTTTTGCGAGAAAATACTACAGGCTGACCTATTAACTTAAAATATTTAGTAGTTCTTACTACGGCAGGTATTCTACACTGACCATTTGCTCCTAAAACTATATCATCTTTATAATGATCTATAATTTCTATACCAGAATATTGTGAGTGTGAATATCTAAATGACCACACCATAGCTTTTCTCCAACCGATAATACCGATTGGAGAATAATCAGCGTTTAAAACTAAACAATCTTCATGATTTGTCATAGTCTATGCACAATATCAGCTATAATTGGATTACGAACAATATCTGATGTTTCTAGTCTAGAAAAACCTACACCATCTACACCTTGTAGTCTTTCAATAATAGATTGTAAACCGCCTTGTCTCGGACTTTGTAAATCAGATTGATCTAGATCACCCGTTAAGACCATCTTACTATCTATACCGATTCTTGTAAGCAGCATTTTTAACTGATCGTAAGAAGCATTTTGGCATTCGTCAGCAATAATAAATGATTCATGAAAACTCCGGCCTCTCATTAAACCTAGAGGCACTATTTCAATTTGTCTAAGCGATTTCAATTTCTTAAAATGATGCATTTGTAAGAAATAATCTATCTCATCAAATAATGGTAATAAATATGGATGTAATTTATCTTCTGCTGAACCGGGTAAAAAGCCTAGTTTTTCACCAGCTTCCACAATAGGTCTAGTAATAACAATTTTTTTAACCTGTTCATCTAACAGATATTCTAATGCCATACCTACAGCAATATGGGTCTTACCACTACCGGGTACTCCTTGACAAAAAGAAATAGTATTTTCAGCAACCGTTCTAATATAATCTCTTTGATTTAAACTTCTAGGCTTTAACCTATTTTTAAATCCGACTGTTATATCTTCTGGTTTTTCTGTACTTTGTTTATTTCCCTGTATATGTATAGTACCCTTGTTTGAATTCTTTTTTCGTTTTCTCAAAGTTTTACCTCGCTAGGACAAAGATTAAATCAGACAGGCGCCACCGGCACAACTAATTTCCTCTATTCCTACGGTATTGTCCTCAGTTTCCAGTAGTTGTGTATAATCAACTTTTGTAAAGCTCTCATAAAGATCTTTATATCTTTTCCAATTATATACATCTTTCATGCAATAAGTGACACGCTTAAAGTCTCCATCAAAATACTTATTAGCAAATCTATGCATTTTTAACGCAAATAATTTTTTATCCTCAGAATCTTTTTCTCCTTCTTGTTTAAGAGTAATATAATCACATGCTGCCCATAGATTGTTTTCAAAAGCATTCAAGCCTAATTCAATAAGACCAGAACACCATAATGCTGCATCACCGTACTCTTTAACAATTTCTCTACTTGTGTAAACTGTTGTAAACGGAGCTTGGGGATAATCTTTATCACCACTTTGTGGAATAAGACTAATACCAGCAAAAAACTTTCTATTGTTATAAATAAATTTTGTAACATCTTCCCATTCTTCAGGTTGTACAGTTACGGTATTGCTAACATTGTGACTTAAGAAATCTTGTGTACATAGAGATCTATTTTTTCCAGAATGAACCCAATTTCTTTGAGCATCCTTAACAACACCAAGCATTTCTACAGCAGGTAACTGGTTTTTTAGTTTAGAACCATCTGGAACTTCTATAGGAAATTTTACAACCTCATCGGTATCATTAGCTGACCAAGATGATTTTTCACATGCTTGTGGATTATAGCTTTTAAAATATTGATACGGAGGTTCTAAAATATTAGCTTGTACATGTCTGATATATCTTTTTGCATGATGAGGGTGAATACCTGAACTAGTACCTAACATACTACTACTAGTACCTTCAGGTTTTAGACAGGTCACTCTTGCTGCTTGATTAATATTTATAATTTTAGCTAATTCTTTATTAGTATCTACAGCAATTTTAGCACCCTTCTTTAATACTTTTTCTGTGAGTACTAATTCATGTTTTTCCATAATACCTGTTAGTGAGACCCCTAGTAAAGCTTCTCTATCAAATATTGCTTTACTAGTGTCTCCTAAATAATCCAAGCCAGTAAACCCAGCTTGTAATGTGCCAATAACCGCAGCAGCCTTACACCTCTCATAGAAATCTTCTTCATCAACAACAGAAGAACAATTAATTGTAGAAAGATTACAGCCTTGCCAACCAGATTTACCTGTTTTTTCATCAACAGGCCACATGCCTACCTCAACACAGGGATTAAATGTCATCTCAGTGGAATCACTCCAAATAAATCCAGGTTCTCCAAACTCTTTAACAGATTCCATAAGTTCTGCAAATTGTTCGTATGTAGTATCATCCTTAAGCAACAGAGCTGAATTGTTACTTCTTGCTCTTTGAGGGTTGTCTACATACCAGTTACCTGTTTTAGCCTTAGCCATTTCTTCATCGTCTGCACTAAATAATGCTAACGACGCACTTCTGCGAACACCACCAGATAATACAGCATCGCTTGAGTGCATAATAATATCATAAGCATCAATTGCTCTGAGCTTCTTTTGTTTGTTTTCAACACACGCCTCCAATAATTCTCTAATTTTTTCCAAACCATTTTGTAGTGGCTCAAATCCAGGAGCCTTGCCTACCCCAGAAGATAATTGAGCACCCTTTTCTCTAATATTACTATAGTCAAAAACTATATACTGATCTTTATATTCAGCAAATTTAGACTCACTAGGTTTATTAAAGTAAGAACTTAGCAAAACACCTAAGGAATCTGCCCAGCCCTCAATACTATCTTCTATTTTATATTTTACACCTTTACGCTTATCTTTTTTATTCATAGAAAGATTAGGTAGTTTTGCAACATGGTGTTTTTGTACACTAAATCCTGTGCCACTACCACATAATAATAACCAAAAACATTCTTGAAAGAATCTCAAACGATCACAATATGAACTAGTACAATTATATATCTTAGCGTGACGCTTGAGGATTGGTTCTCCACCGAATTGTAAAGCTCTTTGACTACCTAGTACTTTCTTTTTAAACATCAAGTCATAGGCCCAATCAATCTGTTCAGATACGTCTTTATCGGCGTACTGTGTGTGCATCATATTTTTAACGCGATCTACTGCTTCCCTCCAAGTTTCTCTACGGTTTTCACTTTCGATCCAACGTGCATACTTGCTAACAAAAGTATAATTCTGTAATTCATTTAACGCCGACATATTCGCTCCTTAGAAATTCTATGATTTTGGCCTGTAGAGAATTGATTCTGTCATACACATATGATAAATCATTGGGTTAGAGTTTGCAAGGCCATAAAAGAAAAAAATTACTTATCTTAACAAGATTATACACCGAAGGTTTTTGCTGCCCAAGAAAAGTCTGGACTAACTTTTTCTACAGTTATTTTTGTTTGGTGTACAAAAAAATCAAATCTTTTTTGAGCTTCTGCATCGAAAAGCTTTGTTCCATGACTGTCCATCATGACAACTTTCGTAATTCCATGTTGCCATAACGCCATGATGCAATCATTACAGCATTGTCCTGTGACGTATGCTATACCATCTTCTGGCCTAGTAAGACAATTAGCCAAAGCGTTACGCTCTGCATGAATCATCCAGTGATACTTATCTGGTCTAGATGTTGGAAATTTACTATCATCAACACCTCTAGGAAAACCATTATAGCCTGTTGATAAAATGTGATTATCTCTATCTGTAATAACACAGCCGTGTTGTGTGTGTATATCATGACTTCTTTGAGAAACTACTTTTGCAATACTCATAAAGTAAGTGTTCCAATCAATTCTATCCATTATCTACTCCTAATAGTTTCGAATAATCCATAATAGTATCATGATCAAAGTGCCAAGCATTAGTACCCTCTATTAAAGCTATGTCTGACTTATCAGCTATTGTATTGTTAATATCTATTGCAGGATATAGGTGATATTTTAAAAGTCCAGTTTGACATGCATATCCTATAAACTTATCTACAGGACAAGTAATAGAAGGCTTATCTGACCAACAGTAAGTTTTACAATTAAAATAATTCAGATTGTTAAATTTTTGAACTCCCAACCTATCAAAGAAAAAGGGGGATTGTGTTAGAGAAATTAAAACTTTTGCCCCCTGTTTAGACAATAAATATGCCTCTGCTCCATCGAATACATTATTATTATATAAATCAATTTTTATTCTTTTAGATAAATTTACTAAGTCGTAGTTATTTGCACTAAGGATACTAGTATTTAATATTTCGTTTAAAGAATCTTTACAAATATCATCTTCTAAAATTAAAGCATAGTCTATATCTTCTTCTACTATTTTTTTCCATAATAAATAATGACTGAGATAAGCCCCATACGCACCTTTATGTACATGAAAATAAATTGCAACTTCTAGATCTATAGGATTATAATTTAAATTATATTTAGTATATTCATGTATATTATCAGTAGTTCTAATAGCATCAAATCTCTCTACATTTGATACATCACTAAGATGTTCCCATCTATCAGTTCTGTCCTCAAGATTAATACAATATATTTTATCTATATTTTTACAGGTGTCGTTGTCAGAAAATGTAGAATCTACAGGAGTAAAAAATTTTTCAATACTCAAAGAATATGATTCTTTTGGACAATATTCTCTATCCTCTTCATAGCCGTGTCTATGCCAATGAGCTATTGCTTCTTCTTTAGTATTTATATAATATAAATCCTTATTTACAGCTAAGTAGTATTTCCAACTAAAATTTTCAGGTAGTTTTATATTATGAGTCACAGCAGTTTTTGTCTTTATCAGATATGATTGTTGGAGGAATTGGCCAGTTTATATCATAGTCATTATAACAGTATGCTTCATCCATAGCTTCATCATATTCATGATCTTGCTGATATACTAGAACAGAGTCTGTCATAGCTATAAAAGCATGTCCACAATATGCTGGTATATAAAGACTATTAAGTACAGTCTCATGCAATACCACACCAAAATAATTGTTATAGGTTGGGCTATCTGGTCTTAAATCCACGCAAACATCATATACATTACCTTTGACACAAGTGACTAATTTGGCATATGGAGTTCTGTGAACGCCTCGTAAGACACCCTTTTTAGAGAAACTATAGTTTGTTTGCATAGGTTTAAAGTGAGGTAAAAAAGAGCTTTTAAAGGTCTCAGAAAATACACCTCTTTTATCTTCAAACTTATTAGGTTCGATCCACACGCAATCTGATATTATTGTCGAATGTATCATGTTAGTTTTAGTTGATCCTTTTCTTCAACAACATCTATATTATGTTTTTTTGCTGATTGTTCTATTTGTTTACTTGCTTCTTCTTCACTGAGAAAAGTTTGTGATTCCGGTAATATAGCAGCACAGGGATGGTTTAGAACATGATAGTGACATAAGTTGCCAATATTTGGATATATCACATTTTTATGACTTCCATCTCCAACCTTATAAGTATATACAAAATTAACTATATTTTCAGTTTCAATATCTGACAATAAATGAGATGCTTGTAAATTGTTGTCTCTGACTGTTTTTGCCAGCATATGCTCACAATCACAACCTTGTACAGCTTCCCAAGGTCTTATACCCGGTTTGGTCTTTTCTGCTTCAAGGTGTTGTTGCTTTAAGTCAATAGTTTCTTCATATGAAGGATACCATTTATCTACTTTATTTTTAATAATGTAATAATTTGTTTGTGGATAGAAATACGACTGATCTTTGATTTGAGAGATTAATTCTTTTTGAGTAGTTTCTGCAAAGGCAGCATAGCCAATATTATTAATATAGAAAAAATCTTTAGATTCATCTATTTCAACATCGAAAATACTTGTATCCGCTATAACATCGTTAGAAAATTTCCAGATATATTCGTAATCCTTATCTTTACTATAATCAAAAATCTTACGATCATTGTCCATAGCACCAAATGCTTCTCCTAGATTATCGCTATACAATATTTCAATAGTGCATGCTCTTAATATATTATTAATTTCTGGTAGAAATTTGTCTACAATTTCTTTTTCACCATTAACACTGTAGACTATAGTATCAAATTCTTCGAGCCAAGCACTATTGTATTTAGCAAATTCTAATGCACGTAA